GTTCTCACCAAGTGCAGCACTATAGCTGGATTTTACAGCGCCACTGCCAGTACGTGTACCAGTGGCCAACTGCTGCGACTTTGTTAATTCTTTGTTAAGTGTTTGTACTTCACCGGTACGTTTCTTAACGCTACCACTACCGTCTTGTAGTGATAAGTCTATTTTTACTTGATTGGCCATCTATACTCCTTGCTGGATTGGTGGCGAAAAAATTTTCGAGTATGTTATACTAGGCTCCATTATATCAGTTAAGCAGCCAAATGTCAAACCAAAAAATTTTGAACATAAAAAAGCCCGCTAATTTTATTTAGCGGGCTCTTGTGTTTTTTGCTTATTTATCTCGCTGGACCGAACTTCGTCGATTAAGCGAACTAACATAGTAACAAACTTTTGATCTTGCAGCTCAATTTCAGCAGCTTCTAGTAAGTCTTTTATGCCTATTAGGGATTTACCTAAATAGTTTCCATTCATGGTATCCCATTCGTCGCGCAACATTCGGTATACACCAAATGCTTGCTGAACTTCGAGTGCAAAGTCATCAAACTCAATGGGAATCTCAGATTCTACCACTGGTTGATTTAACATGTCGCACATTTCAAAGTAACTTTCCTTTGTCATGTGTACTGCACCATTTTGAATGTAACTTACTAGTTGCAGCCTTACTTGTTCGAGCTGCTCTTGGAAAAGTTTCCCAGGTCGGCAACCTGTTCACTGATAAAACCATCAAAATTGCTGGAGTTCTTCATCAAGTACAAGGCGTTTTCTGCTGTGTACTCCAATTCTGAGTCCAGATCTTGTCCAGTTAAATCAACTGGAGCCAGCTGCTCTAAGTAAGCTAGTTTAAAACCTTTCCAGCCTTTTACGGCATTTTCAACGTATAGTTGAAGGAATAAGTCTTCGTTGAATTCTTCACCGGCTTGACGATTTTTAAACGTGGTTTTTGTAGACTTCTTACGAATGTTCAGCAAGGTCTCACGCGACAAAAATGCTAAATCAACTACAAAGCCTGGCATACCTGGGTACTCTACTTCAACGGACTTTGAAGGTACCAATAGAGATTTTAATGATAGTGACATGTTATACTTATATTATAAGGAAAAAAGAGGTACCGGGGATCAATCCGGTACCTTGAAAAACTCAGCGTTTAGGCTGCGTTAGTAGTGTAGTAACGAACTTCTAGTTCATTAGCTGCACCAACCTCAAATGCTCCAGTAGCGGAACCTTGAGCGGTAAAGTTAATTGTTGTCGAAACAACTTGCTCAGTAGAAACTGTTGGAATAGTCAACACAGCTGCTGGCATTTCAAATTCTACGCGAGTTGCGTTTAATGCGCCACCAACTTCAAACTGTACTGAGAAAGCAGGGTCAACGTCAGTTAGTGAGTCGGCCAATAGGTCAGACAGCAAGCCAGCAGTATTTGTAGAACCTGCGCGCAAGTATGCGGTCAAGCTTCCAGAAATAGCACGGGTACCTGTAAAGTAGGTAATTGGGCGGTTAACAACACCAAGGTTAGCTGGAGTCAAGTATGTTAAGTTGTTGGCAATTGTTAAGCTGCCACCAGTAATAGCCACAGTATACGTAGTTCCTGTTCCGTCAATTTCTTTCTTTAGGGTCAAGGTGCTCAACTTATTAGCAATAAATGGTGCCTGAGTATTCTTGCCTTTGGCAGTTCCTGCTAGTCCACCGCCAAAAGTAACAGTAGCGCCTGTTGAGGCAGTTAGACCAGCTGCTTGACGTAAAATAGAACCCTTACCTGCCCAAGCAACCATAGCAATAGCGTCTAGGCCAAAGTCAACAGTAGCTGAATCAAGTGCACAGTTGTCGATGATGTATGATACGCCGTCAAGAACAATGATTAAACCAAACTTTTGTAGTTGGTGTGATTGTGAATTAGTTACTACTAGGGTACAGTTTGAGGTACCTTCAGTCCAGGCAGGGTTAGTACCGCCAATCGGGTCTGTGGCAAACAAGGCGTTCCATAGCACAGATTCTTCAGCGGTAATATTTGTACCACCGTCTGCAGGACGCATGTAAGTTGACATAGAAAAGTCAACAGGCTCCAATGCGGTGTTAAAACTACGCTGTCCACGAACTGGTGCTGCACCTGCTTCGTTTAAGGTAACTGTTTCAGCAGTTGTATTTTGTGAAAAAGAGAAACCGTCCAAAACTTGGATTTCACGAGTGTTTGCTGGTAAGAATCCACTAGCAGCTACTACGCCTGTTTCAGCATTTACGTTAGTCGTGAAAAACACACGACTATTACGAATTAAATTAAATGACATATTTCATTTCCTTTTTTAGTTTGGCATTGTAGCACCTTAACTAGACATTTATCTGTTGTTAGTGCGTTAACGCTGGGGCTTACATTATAGCATATCGCACTTGTAAGTTAACTTCTCCGACTGCATAAGGAGCTAAGAGCCCTTCATCAGTTGTAATTGACTGAATTAAGATTTCAGTTGTCTCGTAGTTCTTGTCCACATCGTAGACAAGAACTCTGTTAGCGTCTACACAGCGCTCTAGGTCTTCAAGCAGCTGCTCTAGCTCTAGTTGTGATTCTTCACCACGACAGTAAACTTTAACGCTAATGTTTAAGTATCCCCAGGTAAAATCACCTGGCAAGTATTCTCGTTGCTCTGAGCCTGGTGTACAGTACACTGACGGAAAGTCCTCAACTTCGTCCCAGAACTTTAGCTTGGCATAAGCGTTTGAACTTAGGTTAGTTTGATAGGGGCTGTTACCGTCTATTAGTTTAAATTTTTCGGCTAGTGCCTTGATTATTGAGGTTCTGCGACTCATAGTGCAACGGCTCTCATTCTGTTAGCAACTTGCTGTTGCGCAATTTCACGGATTGACTTTGCAATCAGCAGTTTAGGGTCACGGCTAGCGGGACTAGCCTGCTGGCCACCTTGCGAGAAAGTTGCGTAGGGGTTTTTCATATAAGTGTAAAAAGCCGTAACCATGCCTGCGCGTGACTCAGACATTGACTCAACTTTGGCTGAACTTGCAAGTCTGCCAGTACGATAATTTAGTACGTTACGACTACTACCTGAGCCCATGTTAGCGCTGATTACATCTTGTAACTGACTGTTAATCAAGTTTTGTAAACTAGTTAAACTAATTCTACTTGCTTGCTTGAACTGTACAGAACTCTGAGATACTTTTGTACCTCCAGACTTGCTTTTTACTTTTAATTTTTTAGCATCTTTTACAATAGCACTTACAGGAATACTGTTTGTGCTTTTTGCAGTTGCCCTAGACGTTTTAACTGTTTTAGGAGCAGGCTTAGATTGCAGCGTACTGGAAAATAGTGAATTAAAATATTCAAGTAAGGTTGGGGAAGCGCTTGAGTTTAGGGTTATATCTTGTAGTATGCCGCCAACAAACTTTTTCTTTGCCTGTTCAACTATACTAGGCAAAATTGTGTTGCCTATGTACTCTTTAATACGAGCGACTTCTTGTGTTCTAAGAGTTGAAGTATTGTACTTTTGTGGCATAGTTATCACAAAAGAAAACTGCATGTTCAATAAATTAGTTGCAGTTTGTGTGTAATTCTGGTTAAACTCTATGGCGTAATCTGCATTTAAATATAAGTCTGCAATACTGGTCTCAATACCCTCTGATTTAGGGTCGGAACTCAGTAAAAACTGTCTCTCTTGTGCAAGAGGCATATTAATGCCAATTAGCTGTTTAGAGTCAGAGTACGCAGCTGTATGACCTGCGTTAATAAAGTCACCTATTGTAAATCTATTGACTGAGTCCGATGCACTGTATTTTCTTAAGTTAATATCGTAAGCACTAGCAAAAGCTTTTCTTAGATGATCATTAATTAAGTTGTTTACTTTTTCAACCGCTAGTGTAAAGCTAGGGCCTATTACTACGTAACTGTTCTTGCCTAGGTTAGACACCAGCTCTCTGCCGTCTACGGCAACAAACACACTTGAGCTTTTAAGAGTAGATCTAAGTGATGCACCAAACTTAGTGGCTGCATTTCTATACCCAATATAAGAAGTTCGTTTAGCTAAAGTATCTAGTAGTGTTGAATAGTGCTTATTTAAAGTATCTATAACAGGTAAAAAAGGTTTTTTGGGAAGGCTATGTACTGCTTCCGTTACTGTAGCCTGTAAGAAGGTTACTAGCTCGGCCTTACTAGGATATTGAGCCCGTATGTATTCTTCGTTTTCTTGGAAATTGTTTAATCCAAGGCCTTGCACTAAACTATAAACTACTGCGTCTACATCTACAACATAAAATGTAGGCAGATTACTGTCAATTAAGTCTCGTAATTTTCGTGACTCTAGTTTAGCTAGATCGAAGTCCTTATTAAGGGCACTTTTTTGAACTTTAGTATTAGCACCAGCCAAAGCACTTCCAGATATTATATCTAATAATCTTGAAAAGTGTACGCTTCTGGCCATTATGTATAATCCGCTACGTATTGATCTAGTACACGCTTAATATGTGCTGGAAAATTAGTGTTCATAATATACTCTAGTTGAACACTGCCGCCACCGCCTGGTGTACGATTGTTGTGTACGGAACCATCGTTTTTACGATAGTAAGTAATTAAATCTAATACGGCTAACTTTAGGTCTTCAGGTACTGCTTCGTACCCTGCATAGTAACTAACTTGGTATCCGTTAACAGCTTTTACAAACCCTTGTGTACCCAGGGAAAGAACCGTGTTATCTTCTCTGTCTAGTACCCAGTCTGTGAACTCTGTGAGTGCTGTATAGGTTTGGCCATAATCAGTACTTTGATCAACTGATAGAACCTGTGTTACAGGCTCCTCTTTTAAAATAATCTTATCGAAGCCACCATTTGACCGCTGCACAATCACTTCATCTAATCCATCAATAAAGCTACGGCGGCAGTAAGTTTTTACCAGCTCCGAAACTTTTGGAATTAGCAGATCAATTTCTGCGTCTTGGTTAATACTAGAGATACCTGCATAGGTTTTGTACTCTGTTTTTGTTACGAGATTTTTACCCATAGTATCCTTTCATGTCTTTTATAAGGATTCAAGAAACCCTTATAAAAGACAAGGAACCGAAGTTCCTTGTCAAACTGATTAAGCTACGTAACGTAGGGCTGAAACACCAGCACCTAGGTTAGTGGAAACTTGTGTCATACCAGTGCGTAGGCTAGCTACCATCACTTTACGTTGTGTTTCAACTAAGTCTTGTGTATCAATACGTAGACCGCGTTGGTTACCAACAATGAAGTTACCTGGGTGGAATACGACGGCACCAGCTGCACCAGCTGCTTTGTCTTCGAATTCTGCAGATACTAGAACTGGTGTATTACCAATTGTACCGATTTGGCCAGTTAGCAATGTAGCTTGTGTACCGACTTTATCCATAGTTTGGAATACTGAGTCTTCTAGTAGGTCGTAGTAACCTTCTGTACTTACAACATAAACTAGTTCACTTGGGTCTAGGCCCCATGCACCTAGGTCACGACGCATTGCAATTAGTTTAGCAACTGTCATTTTTGCTGCATCAGAGATATCTAGAGTAACGGCGCTAACTGCATCATATGCAAC